CGCCGGAGTGGCGTCAAGGGTTAGCGTTTGGCCGGCTCCTCCGGTGAACTTCTGGTACTGATTGTTGTCAGCGTCAGCCGCGGTCTTGCTGGTCGTCCAGGAGGTGATGGGGGTCACCGCGGGCGCTGCGCCAACCGTGTTGAAGCTGACCGTGATCGCGCCCGACCCATTGAAGGTCGAGCCTGAGGCCGCGCCGGTGCCGCCGTTGTTGAACGTCACCGCGTTCGCGACGCTGCCGGCCGAGCCGGTGATGCTGCTATCGGTGAAGGCGGTCGTCTTGGTGACGCCATTGATGCGCCAGAAGACGCCAGCCGTGGTGGTCCAGAGGTCGCCATTTGTCGGCGTCGTCGGGACCGTTCCGTGGGGCAGCCGCAGGCCTGCTCCGCCGGCGGCCGAAGCCGCGGTGATGAGCGCGCCCGTCATGGTTCCGCCGGTTAGCCCGAGGGCGCCGATGGAGTTGAAGCTGATGGTGATGGGCGCCGACCCGTTGAAGGTCGAGCCCGAGGCCGCGCCGGTGCCACTGTTGTTGATCGTCAGGGCGTTCGTGGTGGTGCCCGCGGCGCCGCCCCCCGGAGGGGTGGCCCACGTGCCGTCAGCACGAAGGAAGAGCGAGGTGCCCCCGCCAGAGGCCGGCACGAGGCCCTTGAGGGCCGCCGTGAAGGTGTCGAGGAGGGTAGTCGCCTGGGTGCCCGTGAGCTCCTCAGGATCGCCCGCGCCGGTCGTGATGCGCCCGAGGAAGCGGGAGCCGGCCGACACGTTCTGCATTTTGGCGTAGGTGACCGCATCCGCGGCGAGCTCGGCGGTGCCGATGACGCCAGCGTCGATGTTCCAGACGAGGCCCGAGCCGGAGACCGTGATGTCCCCGTAGTCCGCATCAGGGACCGCTGCGGTGGCCGGGAGGCCGAGGGCCAGGGTCCAGCCGTCGGGCTGCTGCGTGATCGCTGCGGTGGGCGCTGAGCCGACCGGGAGGATCGAAAGGGTCACGCGAGGGATCGCGCGGGCCTCGACCTCTTGCTGCCGGTAGAGCTGCTGGTTCTGGGCCTTGTCGAGGTCGTCCTCCGTGAGGACCGCCCCGTCGGTGAAGTCGGTGAGAGGCGCGTCAATCGGGGTGTCCCGATAGACCGCCCAGGCCTGTCCGGAGGGGGCAGCCGCAGCGAACGTGACTTGGGAGGCCCCGGTCCACGTTAGAGCCGCGGAGACGCCATTAACGGTGGCCTTGACGTGGTCCTTCGAGAGGAAGGGCCACGTGATGTTAACAACGGGGGCGGAGCCGCTGCCGACGCCAGTGATTGGTGAATACATGGTGTCCCGGTGGCGGCCGCTGCCGCTCTCGTTGGGGTGGGTGGCCGGTCCCGAAGGGCCGACCGTTATTGATCGGGAGTGGGCTGATCGTCGCCGGTGAGCCCGAGCTGTTGGAAGAGCTCTTGGGTCTGCCGGTCGACCTCGCCACTATCGACGCCCTCGAGGAGCGCCTTGTCCCAGACCTGGTTGGCCGCCACATGGCGGGCCAGCTCGTGGTCCTCTTGGACAAGCTGCGACGAAGCTGCCTCCGTGTACCCCCGCATCTCATCCCGGATCGCCTGGACCCGCCCGGCACGCGGGAGGGCCTGGTACTCAGGGAGCTTGATGAGGGACCGGAGGGCTTCCTCTAGGGTGAGCCCGGTGGAGTCCTTGCGGACCACCTGGCCTCGCAGCTCGAGGAACCGGCTATACTGAGCCGAGTTGAGCTTGACCCCGTGGAAGGACCGCGAGGGCTTGCCGATGTCGAAGCTGAGGCGCTCGAGCTCCGAGAGGAGCGGATCGTCCAAGTCCGAAGGTCCCGGCCCGGCCTTGAGGCCGAACAGCCGGTCGCCGCTTTCCACAGGAACCGGGCGGCCGAGTAGGCCGTCCCGCTTCACGGGCAACGTAGCGGACCCGAAGGACTGCTTGAGGAGTCCCTCGATGAACCCCGCCGCGTCGCGATCCACGCCAGCCATCCCGCGGCCGATTGACCGTTGGATGCCGGAGGCGGGCACGAAGCGCGTGGCGAAGCTCTGGAGGTACTGACCCCAACCCTGGGCGCTCTGGCCTTCCTTGACGTTGGACGCCAGCTCCACGAGGTCGCGGAGCGAGGTGAGCCAGGTCTTGGACAGGACGTTCGCCTGGGTGGCCCACATGGCCGCCTCGATGACTTGCTCGGCAGAGTTGCCGCGCTCGTCAGGCGGGAGCTCGTCCTGGTGATCCAGGTAGGCCCGAAGGTCGGCGCCCCATCCGAGGAGCGTGCCGAGCGGATCGAACCGTTTGAACTCGATGACGTCGTCGCCGATCTTGAGCGAGTAGCTCGGGCGGCTGAGGCGGGCGGAGCTCTTGTAGTCCCCGTCCAGACCCACGATGCCGCGGTCCTCGGCGAGCTGGAAGGCCGTGTAGACCATCAGCGTCCCAAGGCCGATCCGTGCGAGGGCCTCATCCCGGCGTGGTCCGCCAGCGGTGATGTCGGCCCGCACGCGGTCCTTGAGGAGACCGAGGGGGGTGTAGTCGATGGCCGTCCGCTCCAGGATGCGGAGCGGGGTCTTCACGAAGGGCACCAGAAGGTGGAAGAACGGCGTGTGGCTCATCCCGTTGGCGAGCGAGCGCAAAGCACCGGTCTCGAGCGGGTCCTGGAACAGTGCGCCCTTGGCCTCGACCTCACCGGCGGCGAGGGCTGCCTCGCGTTGGCCGGCCGAGTAGGCGTCGTCCGCGAAGCCGTCGACGGACTCCGTGAGCTGGACCATGCGGGATCGCATGTAGTCCCCGAGGGGCTTGCCCTCGAGATGCAGCTCAGCGGCTTCATGCGCGGCGATCCGCATGGCCTCCGCCTGCGCGCCCGCACGGGCCGCGACGGTGCCAGCGAACTGATCCGCGCCGTTGACGAAGAGAATGGTGCCAAGCCTCGAGGCTGAGCCCATCGCGTTCACGACAGGCCTGATCGCCTTCAGGACGAAGTTCATGGAGTGCTGCATCAGAGCCGGGGTATCCCAACTCTGGATTTGCTCCTGGAGCGCCCGCATGTCCGCGGAGGACATTGCGAAGGCACGCTCGCGGCCACTGACGTCCACGCGTTCGAAGTTGCCCTTGACGCCGCGGCGGCCTTCATCGGCCAAGCCGGCGGCCTTCTGGGCGAGGCCCTTCAGGCCCCATCCTTCGGCGTTGAGGACAACCTCCTCCATCCCCTCACGCTCGAGGAGCGACAGGGTGTTGCGCCAGGCATCGCGCCAGGCGCCGAGGACTCCGTCCACGTAGGCCCACGAGACCATCGTCTGGACCCGTGCGGCTTGCGCGTAGGTCCGGCCGAAGGGCGAGAGAGCCCACGCCTTGAGCGACGAGAGGGCCATCGCGGTGCCGTTGAGGCCCATGATGGCGAAACCAGACAGAGCGTTCGTGATGCCTGTAGGGGCCGAGAAGAGGTTCCCGCGGAGCTCTCCGAGGGCGGCGTCAAGCCGCTTGATCGTGGAGCCCGCCTTGGTGCGGGTGAAGCGCGACAGGTCGCCGAGGTCGCCGCTGGAGTCGATCAGCTTGCCGAGAAACAGTGTCCGCTCGGCGGGGTCGACCATCTTGGAGACCGAGTCCGTCGCCAGCGTGGCGAGCTCCTTGGAGCCAACCTTGGCAGCGGCGCCTTCGGACTTCGCGGACGCCTTAGCGGCCTCCTTGAGGTTCCTGGTGGCGGTCTTAGCGCCTACCTTCTGGACCATCTGGAGCGTGCGGAGTGCCCGGCCCACCTCCGACCCGGCGCCCCTCAGGGCACCCAGGAAGTAGGCGTGGCGGTGGAAGGCTTCGAGGAACTCGAGCCACTCCTGCTCACCGCCGCCCGTTTTGGCGGCCTGGAGCGCTTTCTCAGCGAGCCCTACGAGCTTCGCGGCGTGCGACCCGACGAGCGTCTGGGAGGCGTACATGACCGCGTCGAGGTTCGCCGTGTGGCCGTAGAGGTCCTTGAGGACGTCCGCCGATGTCGCCATCGCGCGGGCCGCCTTGGCGGTCATCTCTTCGGTGACGCGGGTGCCCGTGCGGCCGAGCCGCTGAGCAAGCCCCTCGTAGAGCTCTTGGATGCCCGCGTGGAGCTTCCCGAGCATCTCGGGGTTATCCAGCGCGGAGAAGTCGACCTTCAGCGGGTTGATCCCTGCAAGGCGCCCGAGGGCGTCCGCAGGGCTTCCGTGGAGGGCCTCGCGCGCGAGGACGTCAAACTCCTCCGGGGATACGCCGGCTCCGGCCTTCCGCTGGAGGAAGGTCAGGATGTCTTCGGCGGTCGCGGAGGTGTGCTCGGTGGTCGGCTTGGTGTCTTTGAAGGGATCGAAGGGTCGCTCGACGGCGGCCTCTGCGTTATCGTTGGCTGGCCGGATGGCCGGCAGGGGCTCGGGGGCCTCCACCTTCATGTCCTGCCGTGCGGTCCTCACGGCCGCATCGGCTTCCTCAAAGGACCCGCGCCAGGCCCGGTAGGCCCGCACTCCGCGCAGCCCCGTCTCAAAGAGAGCGTCGGTTAGGATGCCGACCGGAGCGTTTACCGCGGCCGCCTTGAAGCGGGCCACTAGGCGGTTATCGTCTGGCTCGCTCGCGAGCGCGTTGAGGGTGGGGCTGTCGATCCCGAAGACGTCCCGCATGGTGTTCGCGAGGTTGGTCTTCTCGGGGTCCATGATGAAGTCAGTGGCGGCGCCGGCGGCTGTTGCGCGACCAGCACGGCCGAGCCACGAGGCCGCCTTGGCGACCCCGAAGACCTCCGAGAACTTGGAGAAGGGGAGAACGAACTCCCCGATCCCCCGGACGACCCGCTCCGTGGTGCCGGCCTGCTCCTCGCCTTTAAGCTTGGGGATCGAGACCGCCGTGTGGAGCGGCGCAATCGCCGCCTTCGTGATCTCGGGGTTGCTGCTGAGGCCAGGCGCATACGGCGCGAGGTCGAAGACCGCGTTGACGGTGTCCTGGACGGCGTCCCGAACGGCACCAACGGAGGCCCTGAAGAGGGAGAACGAGCGGGTCTTCTGGGGCGCCGCGGGGCGGTTCATGGGCTGCTCGGCTTGGTCGAGCGCCTGATGGCCCTTGCTGGTGTCCTCGTAGTCCCGCTGCTCGTGCTCGAGCTGCTGAAGCTCGGCCTCTTCTTGGGGCGTTAGTGCCATTGGGGTCTCCGGGGGTTATTGTCCGAGCCGCTTGGCGCGGAGCTCCTGGATGCGCTGGAGGCGCAATTGCTGCGCGTCCTTGCTGGTGGGTGCGAACTTCTGGACGGTCTGGGCGTAAGCGTCCGCCGGGGAGGTGCCCTTGGCGACCTCACTCCGATAGAAGGCAATCATGCCGCCGAAGTTGGTCTTGTCCCCACCCGCCATGCTCTTCTCGAGGAAGGAGGAGGGGGCCTTGCCGAACTTCTGCTTGAGCTGGAACGCATAGGTTGCCACCTCGGGACGGTGGAGGTTCTCTTGCTCGCCGGCTCGGGCCGCAGCGCGGAGCATACGGTAGTTCGCGAGAGCGGCCTTTCCGGTACCAAGCTGTCCACTAGTGAGGAGCTTGTTGTCGTCCTCGACGCTGGCCTCAGAGAGGTCACCAGCGTTGCGGAGAGCAACGCGGCTGCTGACGTCCGCGGTGATGGCTGCTTGGGCCTCATAGAGCGCCTGACGGGCCTCTGAGCGGGCCTCACGGGTCGCCTCCTGGGCCTGGTTGACCATCCAGTTCTCCATCGAGAACGCAAAGTTGGGGTCAATCTGGCCGGCGTGGGCGGCTTGCCGGAGGAAGCCGATGGACGGCTTCTTGTCACTCTCGAACGCAAGGAGGACTTGGTCCGCGTTCTTGTCCCAGAGCTGCTTGCGGGCTTGCTCAGCCTTGATCCGCACCCGTTCGGTGATTGTGTCCCGAGCTTGGATGACGGTGGCGATCTCGTCCGGAGTCAGGGACGGCGTTCCGTCCTTGCGCTTGCTTTCCTCGAGCCCCTTAAGGAGCCCGATGTCGCCACGTTCGTTGGCCTCGTTGACGAGAGCCTGGAGGATGAACCCCTTGGCCTGACCCTTGTCGATGGACGGCGGCACCTGGGCCAGCGCACCTTCTAGGTCGAAGGGCGCCAGAGCGGTGCCGACTTGGGTGTCCGGGGCGGCTCCTTGCGCGAGCGCCGGGTCGTCCGCGGTAGGGACGAAAGAGGGGCCGGAAGGGAGACCTGAGGGCGCCTTGGCGGAGGCGAAGTAGTGCGACGGAGACACCAGCTTGCCGCTAGGGTCCTTCACCGTCACGTGGACGTGGGCGCCGGTGGTGTGCCCGGTGTTGCCGGAGAGCGCGAGGATGTCCCCCGCCTCTACCTTGTCGCCCTGTCGGACGGAGGTGGAGCCGAGGTGGGCGAAGCCCCACGTCGATCCGTCAGCGAGCTTGATGCGGAGCTGGTTGCCGCCGCGGGCATTGCTGAAGACCGACACGACAGTCCCCGCCATAGGGGCCTGGATGTTGGTCCCGACGGGGACCGGGAAGTCCTCGCCGTTGTGCGTCGACCCGCCTTCGCGGGGTGCGCCGATGCCTGAGCTGATGTGGCCCGCTGAGAAGCCCTGGAAGGGCGCCAGAGCGGCCGTAGGACGGGCGAACGGGGTTGGCCGGTTCGGAACTACCTGGGCGTCCGGAAGGGGCGCTAGGGGGTCCTGAGGGGGCGCCGCACGGGCTTCCGGAGGGGCACCGATGGGGGCGCCGCGGTAGAACTCGTGGACGGCGTTGTTCGCCACGGTTGACAGGAGGCGGAGGTCCGTCTGCTTCTTGATCGCGGCCTGAGCCTGCGGAAGGAGATTGGACCGAACCTCGAGCAGCGCGTTCGCCAAAGTCGTCTTGGCCTGGGGCGTGCCGAAGTCGTGGACCTTCCCGTCCGGATCGAGGACGTGCTTCTGGAAGATGCTCTCGACCAGGTGGTCGATGTCATCCAGCGTGGCCGGATGGTCGCTATCGTTGAGCCGCTCCGAGACCGCCTTCGAGGCTTCGTCGCCGATGTCCAGCGCGAGCTTCTTGGCGCCCTGGAGCTGCCATGCGTCGCGGTAGGCTTGCGAGCGGGCGAACCGCTCTTCGTTCTTGGCGCCCGCCCCGAAGTCCAGGGCTGCGGCGCCGGCGTCGGCCTGGCGCTTGTTGTTCGCGAAGTCTCCGACGACGTTCTGGCCGACCTCATTCGCGAGCCCGAGGATGCGGGCTAGGGCGTCCGCATCACTCGTGTCCGGCCGCAGGATGCGGGCATTGACTTCCCTCGCCGGCTGCTCGGTGTCGACCCGAGGGATCGTGGTGTCGCGGCGGAAGGTCCGCTGCGGTCGCGAGGTGCTCCGGGGGTCCGTCTTAGCGAGGTCCATTAATGGGTCCCCTTCTTGAAGGCCCCGGCCCCCTGCGCCGCGTTGGCGGCAGCAAGACCAATCTGGAGCCCGGCTCCGAGGAGCGTGGGCTTCGAGACCATCTGAGTATTCGCCTCAGCTCGGGCCGCCTCACGGCGGGACTCGCGGTTCGCCAGGGAGACCTCGTTGGAGAGGCCGGCCTGCATCTCAGCGTCCGACTGAAGCGCCTTGATCGCGCCGCTCTCGAGGCTGAGACCAGACTCGCCGGCTGCGACCTGGATGCGGGCTTCTTCGCGCCGCATCTGCCTCAGCCGGTTGTTGATCTCCTGCGTGGCCGCCTGGTCGATCTCTTTGGTCTTGGTCGCGTACTGCGCCTTGATCGAGGCATTGGCCGCGTTGGCCGACTGTATCTGCCCGATAGTGCTGACGGCAGTGGTGGCGACAGCCAAGCCAATGCTGATCGAGATAGGATCACACATTATCGGGTCCTCAGAAACTCTAGGAAGAGCCGCTTCTGCGGCCCGAAGGCGGGGTTGGCATCGACGACGCCGAAGCCCGCCCAGGCGAGCCACTTCATCGAGAGCTCATTCCGAGCGTCGACGTTGGCCCACAGGATGGGATAGGCTTCGTGCATCTCGCGGATGTACCGGCGGGTCTGCCGGGCGACGGAGTAAGCGGCTTCCTCCATGCCGGGAGTGCCGAGGAGCCAAGCTACCCCGACCTTCTCCCGGCTGAATGGAGCGACCCCGAATATCCCGATTGGGAGCCCGGTCTCGTCGACGATCAGCCAGCTCCGGATGGAGAAGTCCCAGGACTCGAAGAGAGTCCAGAACGGGTCCACGTCGTCCCCGAGGGACGCCTCAATCTCCGCCTTGTCGGCGGGCCGGAGGTTTGCAGCGATGTGCTCGATGGCTTCCCTTACGGTGTCCTCAGGGAGCGTTGCGGTATCAATCGCCCGCGCCGTCAAAGAGCTCTCGAGAAGAACAACCCTTCCCACTGCGCCGACGTAATCGTGCTGTCGAAGGGGGTGTCGTTGATGAGCTCGATGCGGGCATCGGTCGACCGTCCGGCCACCGAGAAGGTGAACGGAGCGGAGAGATAGTGACGCTCTCCGATGGCCGCTGAGGGGGACCAGAGGGTCCGCGGAGAGAACTCCATGACGGACTTGAGGCCGGGCTCTAGGGCAGCCGCAGCGGCTCCGTAGGGGTACACCTCGGCGCGCAGATAGGCCGTGTCCACGAGGTTCACGGTGAACGAGTGGAGCTGGAGGCGGCCGAGCGTGAGCGGACGGTTCTGCCAATCGAGCGGGAATTGCTCGGAGAGGACGACCTTGGAGGTGTAGTTCTGGCCGGCCGTGACGTGGCCCGTCTCGTTGCCGGGGACGGAGACCGCCGTGCCGGAGAAGACGTAGCCAGTGACGTCGATGATCGACTCCGGCGTTGCCGTGTCATTGCCGCGGACGAGCCGGAAGGTATCCTGCGTCGGCGCGTAGCCGAGGCTGAACGTAGTCCGATCCGTGCCACTGTTATAGCTACCCATCACACTGACCTGACGGTCCAGATAGATGGGGTTGTCCTGGTTGGCGCTGAAGGCCTCCGGGGAGAGGTCGATGCGCTCGAGGAAGGTCCCGTCGGGGCGCTTCATCACGAGCATCAGGTTGCCGCTCTCGTAGGCGCCGGTGATGGGCTCGGCATCGCCGAAGTCCCAGATGCGCCAGGCCGACAGAAGCTTCTTGTCTCCATCCCAAAAGAACTGATACACGTAGGCCGTGCGGCGCTGCTCGGTGGCGGCGGCATTACCGACCAGGATCACCAAGGCGTCCAAGTCTGGCAGCGGAATGATCCGTGAGGCGCCCTTAGGGATCAAATGGGGCACGTGGGCGGTAATGTCCGCCGCTTCGAGCGGATCGTTCCCTGCGAGGCGCGTGTATTCCTGGACAGCCGCGAAGCCACGTGCCTCCGAAAGGAAGTGCGCCTGCTCGCCGATAGCAGCCGGGCGGACGCCCGTCGCCATGACGTAGCTTGTCACCGGCTGGATCGCGATGCTGTGGGCGCTGAGACCGCTGTCGCCGTTGGTGAGCGACATTTGCTTCTGGCGCGAGAACAGCATCACGCCGTCCGCGAAGGGAAGTGCGTAGTCGATGATGGCGACATCGGTGCTGGCCGCGGAGGCCGCGAGCCCGTCGCTGTCGATGTAGTCGAGGACGGTGCGCCGCCAGAAGTCGCCGAGGTCGCCGGCGGCCGAGAAGACGACACCGTCGTCCACCGCCAGCCCGAGCCGGTTCTGGTAGAAGAAAATGTCGCGGATCGTCCGGCCAGCGAAGGGCGGCTTGGGGTTGGTCTCGTCGTCCCCGACGCGGCGCGGCTTCCAGGAGAACGGCGCGAACGTGAACGTCCCGTCGCTCTGGCGAACCAGCGCCCACGGCATCGTCAGCTCGTCAAGCGCGTTCTGGAGCCCCGGCGCTACGGTCTCGTTCCAGACCTGGCCGTCGCCCATCACATAGTAGGAGACGAAGGCGGTGTCGTTCTGGCCGAGAACCTTATAGACGCAGCCCGAGCACACCGTTGTCGGGAGCTTATCCATCCCCGTGACGGTGCCGGTGAGGCCGCCGCCATAGACCGGGTTGGCGTGATACTGGTGCGCCTGCCCGGCGAGGATGATGTCGGTGGGCGAGGTCGTGTGGTAGGTCGGGCTCGACCCGCCAAGCCAGAGGTTGTTGGCGTTCTGGGCCGTCTGATCGGCGCCGACTGCCTTGAAGGCGACAATCTTCTGCGTGTTGACGATCAGCGTGTAGTCAGCGACCGAGACCGCGCGGTAGACGTCGGCGGCCTGATCGAGGTAGCCCCATCCGCGGGGCGCGTTGACGGTCTTCTCGAGGCCGGTGGCTTCGTCGAAGACACGGATGGACCCAGACATGATGAGCACGAGGTAGCGCTCATCGACGTCGCGGTTGATGTGGTGAACGGAGTACGTCCCCGGCGCCGGCATGGACGCCAACGGGAGAACCGTCTGGGTCGGAGGACGCCGGCCGAGGCCTTCGGCCACGCGCGACCAGGTGTTGAGTTCGTCCTCAGTCTGATCCGAGGAGCGGAGGATCGCCGGCTGCTGGCTTATGCCATTCATCAGCGACGGGATGGTGCGCGTCGTGAGCGCCAAGGCGATCTCCTAGATTAAAGTGCGCGGCGGCCGACCCACTTCTGGAGGGTGGCGCTGCGGCGGAAACTGTTGGTGTCGCGGGAGCGGCGCTCGTACCGCTGGAGCAAGAAGAAGGCGCGCTCCTCATCCTCGGCATCGAACTTGTCGAGGATCGTTGAGCTGACCTTCTGGGCCTGGAAGCGGCGCGCTGCGGCCGTCGCGATGTAGGTCCGAGCGGCCTGCGGAAGGTCGTTGAACGCGAACCCCCAGATGATATCGACAGAGAGAGGGCTGTCAGCCGAGTAGGTCTCGCTGAAGTCGAACGTGTGGTTGTCCGCGTCGTAGAGCGCGAGGGCGTCCTTCTCGGGATGCCGGCGCACGGTCAGGTTCGCCGTGGCGTCCGAAGCGTCGATGTCCAGGGTGCCGGTGGGGAGGAGGATCGCTCCGTCCGCGTCCGGGGTGAGCTCGTAGCCGTAGTCCGTGTTCCAGGAATAGCCGACCGTCTCGACGTCCCGGAGGGTCTCGGTGAGGTGGCGTTTCGCATCGGCAACGTCGCCGACGCCGGCAATCTCAAGGGTGTTCACTGGAGCCTGGCCGAGGGTGCCGAGCATACGGTTCACGGCCTCGAGGTCCGTCATGGGGGCGAGGAGGGACAATGCAAGGGCTCCTGAGGGGCCAAAAAAGGGACCGAGCCGGGTGGCCCGGCCCCTTCAGAGGACAGTTGTTAGCTGCGCGGTGCGACGTAAATGTCGACCGTGACGGTCGCGCCGGCGGTGATGTTCGCACCGCCAACGGCGAGCTCGATCACTTCGCCGCCGCTCAGGTCCATCGGGATGTCGATGTCTGAGTCGGAGTCGACCTTGCTGGCCGCGGCGGCGGTCGTCGCGCCGGTGATGCCCGTGCGCGTTCCGCTCACGTTGACCTGAGCGGTCAGCGTAGCGCCAGCACCGAGGGTCGCGGCCTAACGAACCGAGACGCGGTGAAGGCGGCTCTTGAGGCCCGGCGGGAAGCCGAAGACCTCAATGTTGTCGCCGTTGGCCGCAATGCCGTTCGTCAGCGCCAGCACCTTTTGGATGTGCTGGATGCCATGATTGATCATGGGGATTTTGTCGCTACGCAGGGAGGCTACCTGTGCCATTTAGCTGGTTCCTTCCTTAAGCGATCTTGAGTTCGACAGCGGTCTTCGACCGCAGCGGACGGATGCCGACCATGCGGCGAGCGATCAGAAGGACGCCCTGCTTCTCGGGCTGGTCGACCATCTGGAAGCCGAGGTCCTGGACCACGGCGGTTGCGGCCGCATACGGCGTGTAGACGGCACCACGGGTGTTCGTCATGTCGATGCGGTAGAGCGACGGGATCGCGGCGTTGGCCGAGTCGTTCGCGCCGAACACGGAGTTCAGGTTGTTCGACTTGATGACCTCGACATCGTCGACAGTCGTCAGCGAGTATTTCCGGATGTCGGAAGCGCCGCCGTTGAAGTCGCGATTGAGGTTCTTGTCGCTGCGAGCGAGAAGATACCACTGCGCCGTCGGGAGGATCGCGCGCACCGGGTGCGAGTTCACCGGAACCTTCTTGCCGTCCATCGTCTCTTTCGCCTGGCTGATGCCGTCGAAGAGCGTGGTGGCCGTGGTTGCGAACGCCGCATTGGTGAGCGCCGAACCACCGCTGTCGTTGACGAAGAGCGCGCCTTGGCGGCTCGACTTGACGATCATGCGGGCAGTGTTGGCGTCGTAGTGCTCGGCGAGCGCCCGACCCATCGCCTCGGTGTAAGGCGAGCGGACGTCGAGGTCGAACAGAGCCTCGTCAACGT